CTGAAACACGTAGTGGCGACTGTGGTTCACTATTAATTGGAATGAGCGGCCTAGGGCCAGTAATTCTTGGTTTTCACTACGTTGGTGGAGGTACTGAAGTTAATAGTGTTGCATTAACCAAGGAATTGGCGCAACAACTTTTGCCTAAGTATGTAGTCAATCCTGGTATACCAAAGTTGAGTGTGCAAGGGTATGAGCATCCTTTACAAAACGAATTGCACCATAAAAGTACACTACGTTACGTTGAGGGCAGTGCCCACGTATATGGTTCTTTTACGGGATTTCGAGTAGCGCCTAAGTCGCATGTTGAGTATACCTTGTTGAGAGAGTTTTTATTACCATATCTGGAAACTAAAGTGGAATTTGGGAGACCTCAAATGGCAGGGTGGTTACCTTGGCACCATGGTGTTAAGGCTATGGTTGATAAACCTAAGATCATGAATTCATTGCTTCTCGACGAGTGCAAGGATTCTTATGTTTCTCGTTTGCGAGGCATTGATAACTGGGGCAATCTCCAGGTGTCATCTCTTGATGTATTTACTGCTATCAATGGACAAGCGGGATGTAAATTTATCGATTCAATTAATCGGTCCACCAGTATGGGTGAACCTTATAATAAATCGAAGAAATTTTTCCTTGTACCTGCTAAGCCAGTTTATGAGGCACCTGACCCTGTTTTGTTTGTTCCGGAGGTTATGGAAGAGATTGAGCGTATACTTATTGAGTATAACAATCTCAATAGAGTGGCTCCTGTTTTTCATGCGCACCTCAAGGATGAGGCTATAAAGTTACAGAAAATCATTGATGGTAAGACTCGTGTCTTTTCTGGAGCTCCTGCCGCATGGAGTGTCGTTGTTCGAATGATGCTGTTGCCATGTGTTAAAATTCTGCAGGAGAACAAAACCGTCAGTGAAATGGCGGTTGGAGTAGCTTGTCAAAATTTGGAGTGGGAGCAATTATTTGAATATGTGACCATGTATGGCCGAGGTCGTATGGTTGCTGGTGATTATCAGAACTATGACAAGTCTATGATTGCTGAACTTATTTTAGCGGCCTTTGATGTATTGATAATTATGGTTGATGAAAATAATGGTTCTGAAGTTCAGATTAAGAGCATACATTGTATTGCTCAAGATGTGGCTTTTGCTTGGACGAATTTCAATGGTGATCTCATTGAATTTTTTGGCAGTAATCCTTCTGGACAACCATTGACAGTCATTATCAATTGTATTGTTAATAGCCTCCTAATGCGTATGGCGTATCGCATTACTAATCCCGATCATAGTGTGGAAAAATTTTCGGAGCACGTTGCATTATTGACCTACGGGGATGATAATATCATGAGCGTGCACCAAGACGCCCCTTGGTTCAATCATACTTCAATTCAGGCCGCTATGGCAAGATTGGGTATTGGTTATACCATGGCTGACAAGGATGCTGAATCCAAGCCATATATTGATGTGGATGAAACGTCCTTCCTCAAGCGCACATGGCGCTTTGATGAAGAAGTAGGAGCATATGTTGCACCACTCGAATTATCTTCTATAGAAAAGATGCTTACTATAACAGTTGCGTCGAGATCTATAACACGTGGAGCTCAGGCAATAGCTATTATTGGATCGGCAATGCGTGAGTATTTCTGGTATGGAAAAGAGAAGTTTGAGGAGAAGAAGGCGCTACTGAAGAGTGCGGTGGAAGCTTGCAATTTGCAAGTCTATGTTGTGGAATCTACATTCCCAACTTGGGAAGAACTGAAGAGTCAGTTCTGGCTCAACTCGAAAGGGTTGACAACAAAGAGGCTTACAGCTAAGTCTAAAAACCAAAAAGCTGCTGTGAAGGATAGTGACTGCACAATTCAACTCAATGCCCAATGTCTTGAATGTGAGAATGGATCTTTCATAGAAACTCCCGCCGGGGCGGTCCCCGAAGTCCTTATTGAAGGAAGTGTTGGCTGGACACGAAAAATTGAGGCATTGCAAAAGAGAATGAATCATCCTTTTGCAATTAAACGATTCGGTAATATCTGTAACAAAAATAATTACAGTCCAAAGTTTGGAAGGCGCAGGGAGCCATTCCAAACTGACACAATCCCTACTTATGAACAGAAGTTGCACCATACAAAATCTGGTTCTCCATGCACATGTCAAAAAGTTGACGGTGAATGTAGAAGAGATCGATTTCGATTGGAACTTGAAAATGTTGGTGATGACGAGGTGCTCATTCCGCCTAGGGTGGACGGAGCTCCGGGACCACGCTTGTACGCACAAGCCGGTGATGAGGAAGTGAACGGTAGTGTCGGTACAACTGAAGTTACCCATGAAACTACTATAACCTTTCTTGATGAAACCTCAGGTGGATCAAGTGGTATTGCAACGCTAGCTGATGACAGAGCACTGTGTGGTGAAACACGTGTAGCTGATTTGGCCACATTTCTTGGTAGACCGGTTAAAATTTTAACGTATACTTGGAATGAGTCAGATTCTGTTGGAACATTGAATTATGTTTTCCCATGGTCTGCGTTCTTCACTAATGCCAATATTCAATACAAATTGAATAATTTTTCATTCATAAGATGTAATCTTAAGGTGAAGATTATGATTAATGCCTCCCCATTTTATTATGGAGCACTTATGGCGAGTTATTTGCCATTGCAAACTGACAGACCGGATACTTCAAATATTGGAGGTTCGACGAAGGGTTTCATTGGTAATAGTCAGCGTCCACACGCATGGTTATACCCTCAAAATTGTGAGGGTACGGAAATGACTCTTCCATTTTTCTATAATAGAAATTGGTTAAATGCTCAAAGTAATACTGACTTGACGAACATGGGAGTCTTAGACTTTATCAATTACACCACCTTGCAAAGTGCTAATGGGGCCTCTGGGACTGGTTGTACTGTAACTGTTTATGCATGGGCAGAAAATGTGCATCTTGCTGGTCCTTCAGCAGGTTTAGCAGCCCAAGCTGGCGATGAATACGGTCAACAGTGTATTAGTTCAACAGCATCAGCTTTAGCGGCAGTTGCGGGGAGTTTGGGTAAGATACCTGTTATTGGTCCATATGCTACTGCGACGGAACAGGGAGCAAAGGCGATTAGTTCCATTGCCAATCGCTTGGGTTATTGTAATCCTCCAGTCTTGGACAATGTTGCTCCTCTGAAACCTACTGCTGTGCCACCATTGGCATCGACGGAGATTAGTTATCCTGTGGAGAAACTTACGATTGATCCAAAGAATGAATTAACCATCGATCCAGGTGTGGTCGGATTACCATCAACAGATGAATTATCCATACCGCATTTCGTGCAGCGTGAGTCTTATTTAACCCAAACAACCTGGCATTCTTCGGACACATCAGAAACTATTTTGTTTTCGAGTGCTGTTTTACCTGCCATGTTTGATAGAGTTGTTAATACATCATACAATGCGGTGTATGGGACGCCAATTTCTCATATATCTCAGATGTTTCGGTATTGGCGAGGAGGAATTATCTTTCGATTTAGATTCATAGCATCTAAATACCATAAGGGTCGTGTTCGCATAACATATGACCCCACCGGTCAGGGTTCGAACAATATTATCGCCTTGACAGCTACCCAACCAACGTGTTTTACACAAGTTGTTGACTTGGGTGCTGATACTGACGTGGAAGTTAAGATACCATACATACAAGCGTTGGGTTGGTTGCGAACATTATTTTATTCGACCACTGATCCTACAGGTATATGGTCGACCAGTAGTGCTCCTTCGTTTGCGAATAACCCTGGTTTCTCAAATGGAACTATAGTAATGCGGGTTGTCACAGCTCTGACAGCACCAGTTGCGAGTTCCAATATTCAGGTTCTAGTCAGTGTACGTGGTGCACCAGATTTAGAATTTGCAGCACCTATTTCGATGGATCCATATACATCCAATATAGCACCCCAAGCTGGATCTATTAAGTTAGAAGCCCAGGCCGGTGAACAAGTTGTAATTGCCGGTGAAGAGTATGTCACGCCAGGTTCGCGCTTTTTGGCAAATCATGGTGAAGCGATAGTTAGCTTGCGACAACTCTTTCGTCGTTATAACCTAAACTGGATATATAGATTAGCTAATGACACAACACTAGATAGTGTTGTGCAAATGACTATGACACGTTATCCGTGGTTTGCTGGATATGAGGCTGGAGGCTTATTTTCAGCTAC